TGTGGGGTTATGTGAACGGTTGGGTGTTTGGCAACGCTCGGGTGGCTGGGAACGCGCGGGTGTATGGCAATCTGAAGCTAAAGGCAGGACTGTTCTTCGGCTGGAAATACAAATCAGAAGAAATTAAGACGGTGGAAATTGACGAAGACAAGGAACTGATTTACAAGGGAGAGGCTGAGTTCGGTGAAGAAGCAGACGATATGATTGGCGAAGAGGTTGAAGTCAAGATTAATGGCAAGACATATAAAGCAGTGATTCAGTCTGAGGATTAACCCCCCAACATTATGACCAATAAACAAACAAAGAAAGATTTGAAGAGGGATGAAAAAATGCCTGAGTCCGAGCAGGGTGCTTGGAAGTTTCTAATTGAGACTGGATTGATTGATTTTGAACGTGATTGGATTTGGGGATTTGACAGTAAAGACGAAAACGAGATAAATCCATATGATGTTGCTTTAAGTTTAGCCCAACTCCTGTCCGACACTAGGGCTGAGGTGGAGAGGGAAACGGCTGAGGGGTGTAATTGTGAAGAAGTAGAAATGGGAAGTTATGATTATCAGGTGGCAATGAAACAACACTCAAACGGCAAGTCAGTTGATATTGATATTTGTTTAGCGACAGAAATTGCCTCGCTGTGGAAACTTGGGATAAGAACCGTAGAAAGTTGCTGTGGACACAAAAAGACAGACGGTTATATAGCGGTTGAAAGAATTGAAGATGTCAATATGATGTTAGCTTTGGGATATAAGGACCTAACAAATAAAGACCCAGACTATCCTATTTTCAGACATTGTTTTTTTCCAAAATTTAGACCAGCCAAAGATATTTACCTAACCAAGAAGTGATTATGAAACAAGAAGATGAGAAAATCTCTGCCAGAAAAATCCTAAAAGATTATATACATACCAATGTTTTAGGTTGTGAATGGATTGACCCAACTGATGTCGGTGAGTTTTTAAGCGTTATCGACAAAGCCCTAACCCAAGCCAAACTCCAAGCGGCCAAAGAGATGATTGGGGCTTTACCAGAAGAAGAGGAGTTGTTGCGTATGCCAGAAGACCACCCAGAGAATCAGAAGCTCAAATGGTTCAATCAGGTAAATAGGGGGATTAGAGAAAAACTAATATTAAAAGCCAAAGACTTAAATATTGATATTGAGTGATATGGAGAAAAGAAAAGTTAAGATTCGTTTTCACGGGCCAATAGCCGAACACGATATTCAATGTTGGCTGTGCAATAAGAACCCTGCCGTCTATAATATGCACTCGAATTGGGTTTTTGAACCTTGTTGGGATTGTCAGAAGGCAATCGGAGGAACTGTTTACAGAGTCCGTAATAGATTTATTAAGTGGTTGTTAGAATTTAGCCTATGACCAAAGACAATACCTGTATGGGCTTAACCAAAAAAGATATAGAGAAAGCCTTAGAAAAAGCTGATAAGGAACAAAAGAAGGTATTGGATTACCAACCCAACCAAGAGGATTGGGAGGAATACATCCGCCACGCAGTCCGTCAGGGATACGAGAACCTTGCCGTAAACAAAGTCCGTGAACTCACCTACCAGAAGCTCAAGGAAGGTATGGAGAGGGCATTGGACAGGGAACTAATAGCCAGCATAATCCACGATATTTGGTGTCATTGGATGAATTACCTGCTGGACAAGGTGGAAGTGAAAGACATCGAGGATTACGCCCGTTGGACTCGCCAGCGTGATACTGACTACGCCAACCTTAGTGAGAAGGAAAAGGAATCAGATTGCCATCAGGCTGATAAAATCATCACCGCCATCAGGGAGGAGATTGAGAACCTAACCAAACCTAAAGAGTAGAGAGTATGACCACAATCGCATTTGACATTGACGGGACACTTAGGGGTTTGCAGAACGACAGGCTGGACTACGATACGATTTTACTGCTCCGCCTGCTGTCCCAGATGAACAACCGCATCATCATCTGGTCGGGTGGCGGGGAGGAATACGCCAGACAGTTCGCCGAGAAGGTAGGGTTGGACGAATGGGCTGACGAAATCTGCGCCAAGACCAAGGAGAACGCAAAGCATTACGATGTGGACATCTGCTTCGACGATGAGTTCGTGGAGCTTGCCAAAGTTAATATCAAGGTATGAAAGACGAAAAGACATCCTACGCCCCAGACATCAAAATACCAGCCGACAAGCTGGCAAGGGACCTCAAGAAAAGGTTCATCAACGGCGAGATGTCGTTCGAGGCCTGTCTTGAGGAGTATGCGAGGCTGGCTGACGTGAAGTGATATGAAGAGGAAAGAGCAATATCTTACAATTCTCGTGTGGATGGGGATAATCGCCTTCTGTTCGGCGTTCTGGTATCTGACGATATCTACGGCAGTCAGGGCAATCAGCCATAAGGAGGTAGACAGCCTGCCGATGGCCAACGATCGGATAATCTCAGAACCTGACGAACCAATGCTCATCGAAGATGAGGACGGCAAGCGCAGGCTATACGGAGCCGCAAGCTGGTATGACTATGACTTCAACGAGGACGGGACATCGAGGTTATGTTACATAGACAGGGAAGACTGCTGGACAGGAACCCATTTTGTCGCTGCGATGAGGGATGTCCCAAGGGGAACCACGGTAAGGGTGACTAACCTGAACAGCAGGAAATCGGTGGATGTCGTCATTACCGATTACGGGCCGGAAGAGGCAATCTTCCCCGGCAGGATAATCGACCTCTCTTCCTGCGCCTTCTCAGAGCTTGAGTACTTGCCTGTAGGTGTAATGGAGGTTATGGTGGAGTGGTGAGGCCAGAAACACCCCGTTTTTGCCCCCTATTCGGCTCTAGGAACGGTTCTGGGACGAAAGACGGTAAAGTATGCCTGTAAACCAAAAGAGAGGCGTTTTTGCCCCTCTTTTTGGTTTGCCGTGTTGTCTTTTGCTTCATTCCCCTGACACTAATGACGATAAGCCTATCGTGGCGGCTTTCCTCACTGGGGCCAACTTTCCTGGTTGCATTCCTGCTGTCCTTATTCCTTGAGCCGCCCTAGTGCTTATGGCTGGATTCAGTACCGTATCGTCCACTATTCTCTGCAGCCATTTGAACCATGGCAATTTTTCTACCTGTCTCTTTGCGAGTTGCGTGGACGCTAGTTTCTTCATGTCCATCGCTATGCCAAGCTCCTTGTTCAGTGACTCTATTGCGGTATTTCCCACTTTGGCGGCATCTGCATCTATGGAACGCCTCAATGCGTCCCTGTACGCATACCTTACCTGCGATATGAAACTGGTGTTGGCGTCACCGGCATGCAGCCAAGCCGAATCCGGTATCAGCGAATCATACAGTCTCTTTGCCTCTATCTTGTCCGTGACGCTCAATGCCTGATTCATCCTTCCCATCTCGAAACTCACCTTCTTCATCTCAGACGCGGAAAGCCCCCCCAATGTGTCCTGAACCTCATTAAGGACTTCCTTATAGATGTCTTTCCTTGAAGTCTTCGGAACTAAAGCGTCTATTCCCTTTGCCTCTTTCATCAACCTGCTTCCTTTTTGGACTATCTGATTCTTTGCTTTCTCTTTTAGCGTGTTGTAAGTGCCGACATAAATAGGTTTTCCGGCATCATCCACGATATTGGCCGCTTCCTCCCCGAATGTCCTGAATCCCTTCTCTATGTCTTGGGCGACTTCCTTTGTCGGAGGCTGCAGTTCCCGATTGTAGATTCTCCCCACCGTCTTCTGTCCAAGTGAGGATTTGGCTATCTGCCTGATTCCGTAGCCTATCCCCTCCAAGGCACCCGATACCGCAAGTCCGGCCACTGCCCCTTTAGCGGTTGATTTTACGATTCCACCCGCTCCCTCTCCCCTTTCAAGCGCTCCCTTAGCCCCCGTTCCGGCACCGAGTGCAGTCCCAAGCGCAAGCCTGCCTGTCAAGGTTGCGGGAGCGGCAGCACCTGCGGCAGCCCAACCGAGTGTACCTAATGCCTCACCAGACACGTCCTTTCCGGTCTTCGTAAGTTCCGGTATCTGCTGTTGTGCTTCCGGAATTATCGGCTTTCCTCCGAGTTGTAGCCTGATTCTGGCTTTCTGCTCTTCGGTAGTTCCTGGCTTGTTAAGGAGTTTGGCAAGCTGAAAATTGGATTCGGCTTCGGCTATATTTGCCTCTCCTATCGACTTGGAGGCACCGCTTGCCCCTATCGCCGTACCCAAAGTCTTGCCGAAACCGACTATTCCCTTGGACATCTGCGGTTTCGCCGATTCCTGCGGTTTCTGTACCTGTTGTGTCGTTCCTGAAACCATCGCCGCTATCTCAGGATTGCGTTCGGCCATCCTTTTCCCTATGTCGAAGTCGCTGAACTTGCCCAATGCCTCAGGATTCCTCGATTTGGCTCTGGCCCCTATTTCCTCGTAAGTGTATGTGTTAGGCATAAGTCTTTCCTTCCCTCCAGCCCTCTCGCTGTCGCATGGAGGATATTAGCTGATTAAGTTCGGCATCGGTCATCTGTCCGGTGGTCTTTCCCCTGAGTGACGCCGGAGCGACATCAGCTCCGTATCCGTCGCCAGACCACCGCCTCATCGCCTGTTCAAGAGGAAGACCTGAGTATGACTTTGCCCTGAGCAAATCTCTTGCGGCCTTGAGTCCGGTTGCCTCATCGGGAAAAGCGGCGAATACTCCACCGTCCGTTGCCGCCGTTCCCTCGAAAGCTCCGTATCCCTTGGAGAAGTCACCGAACTTGATGTTGAGAGGGTTGTTGTTCCGCCACGAGGCCGAGCCTCCCTGCTTGGATTGGCCGTTTCCGTAAGTGACCGTAAGCGAGACTTGATCCGTGTCGCCCCCAACCTTCCTAAAACCTATCGATTCCAGTGCGGCATCCAAGTCGTCCCCAGCTCCAGTTTCACCCGGTACGTTCCTTCCCGACAATGCCTGCTTGTTCTTGTAGGTCGTTATGTTGCTGGTCAGCGTGGAAATGAGTCCGTTGATTTTTGACATCGCCGTCTCCGGAGTGTCGAACATCGTAGCCAGAATCTTCTTATATTTCTCTTCGTCTTCCTTGCGAAGCACACCGCCTTCCAGTGATTTACCGACCATCTGCTTAACTAGGTCGATTTTTGCCTGTACCTGCTTGGCTTCTGACCACGGCCATAATGACTGCAATCCCGAAATCGGACCGATGTATTCCGGGTTTTCCTCCACTATTTTCTTAAGTTCATTCAGTTGTTCCACGGCCGTTTCGCTCTGCGTGATTTCCTTGATGGCGGTGTCCGACAATGGCTTGCCGAACGCACTGAATCCCAATGAATTGAGCGTTGGGGCGATACGTGCCTTTTCTGTCGATGTCATCTGGTTCCATAGTTCAGGATTGTCGATTACCGCATTGACCAACGGGTCAGAGGCGTCAACCCCCATTCCGGCCGCCTTGGCCTTCCTGTTGGCGTCCCTAGTCTGGTATTCGTCGAAGGTCAGAGGCTCCCTGCCCGCGTCCTTTTCCTGTTTGGAGTAGAACTCATACTCCCCGACCGTTCCGGTACTTTCCTTCGGGGCGGAGAATATCGGCATCTTGGTCACCGGGTCGTACATAATCTGTCCTGGTGAAAGCGTGATTGGTGCGGTCTTATTTTCCTCACCTTCCATCAGCGACTGCTCGAAGTTCAGCCTGGCCAATGCCTGTGCCTGTTGCTGTTGTTGGGCCTGCTGTGCCATCGCCAAATCTCCCTGAAGCCTAGCTCCCTGAATCTCTGCCCTGTTCGCCATCGAGGCCTGCTGACCCGATATGAACGGCATGGCTATCGGCTGGTCGGCTATGTTCTGGAGTCCTGTATCTACAGACTGCACGAAGTCGAGATATTTCTTCTTGGCTGCGTCCACATTACCCGAAGAACCCAATGAAGTTATGTAGTCCGCATATGCCTGACGATATGCCGTTTCCTGTGGTGAAGGGGCTGGAGCGGGAGCTGGAGCGGGAGCAGGTGAAGGGGCTGGAGCGGGTGCAGGTGTCGCTGTCCTTCTGGCCTCGGCATCGACGAGCATCTTGGCTACTTCCGGACTTTGCCCTCCGACCTGACCTAACGGATCTATCGGGACGCTCGGAACTTTTGGAGCTGTTGCGGTAAAACTCTGGGTTACGGTCGGTTGGGTAATCTTCGAGCTGATGAACTCGTCCTTCGGCGATGGGGCTGTTTTCCGATACGGAACACCCGAATCCGGAGCCTTGATGCTGAACGGGTCTGACGGAGAAACAAATGAAGGTATATCCCTGTTCATCGGGCCAGGCTTGACCCTCTTTTTAGTAAGTAGTGTAGGATTGAACGGATCGATTGCCATATTTTTTTTAGCTAAAAGTAGTGTCAATTTCTCTTGGCGGAACGTTGGGGTCAGGAACGTCTAGGTTCTCGGGGGGCAGGTAATGCCTCTCGTCCTTCCCTGTCCCCTCCAGCATACGGCCTATCGCCCCGCCATATACTGATGACAGTCCGGCCTCGACCCCGCCGTCATACAGTCTCCAGAATACGGAAGCCTTGGCGGAATCCTCCTTGGAGTAATAGAGGGCGACTGCCCTGTAGATGGGGGCTATGTCGTATTCCTCGGGGATTCCCGAAACCTGACCGATTACGTAAGCCGCCGTTCCGGCCGCTATCGAAGTCCCGTCATACGGTTTCTTGAGGGTAAGGTGCGTATTGTCCGTAACGGACAGAATTTCATACCACATTCCGTCACCGTTGTTGGCCGTGTCCGATTCCGTAATCCTGATGAACCTACCGGCCATTGAAGCCGTCCATACGGTAGAGTCTCCGACTACGGCAACTCCGCCGTTGGCGACTGAGGTAATCGTTCCGGTCGAATAGTCGGCTATCGTCCTGAACCCGACCCTGCTTCTTCCCCTGAAAGTTATCGTGTTTCCTGCCGTTGCGGGAGTCGGGGCAATCAGTACGGTCGTCCCCTGCCTGTACCAGTAGAGCGGAGCGTCAGATTCACCCAGATTGGAGGACAACACCACCTTCCATGAATCGGAATCGACTATCGGTTTCGGCATATAGACGGTGGTTCCGACCGTTACGGACAGGTCATTGAGCCTGTCGCCTATGGAGTTCGGAATCTGGTATGCCTGCTGTGAAGCTACCGTGTCGAGTGTCTCGACCGATTCGAGGAAAGCGAAAGGCCTGATTGACCTTACGGCCAGTATCGAGTCGTTTATCAGTGAATCCCCGACCGTCAGGTTTGCAGATGACGAGTCGTTGCAGAGAGTTCCGTATAGGTTTCTTGCGGTCGTGTATGTGTACATAGGATTTAGGCGAAAGATGTCATTATTATGTTGCAAGACGATGATGGTGAACCGAGAATTGTCGTCCAAGTTATCGTTATGTTGGTTTCGTCCACGTCAGTGACCGCCCCACCGACGGCCCAACCGGCTCCCTGGTCCACATAAATGCAGTAACTGCCGTTAGTTCCGGCATTTCCCCCTCCGTAAATGCATTTGTTGTTCGTTCCGTCGAAAGTCCCGTTAGAGAAGCTGGGTGTTGTCAAGTTACAGCTTTCGCTGAAGGTTATCGTGCTCGGTACTGTTCCCAATCCGTGCGCATAAGTCACTTCTCCGGTGCCTGAATTGGTGTGGGTGGCGGTTATGACGCTTGAACTTGCGCCGGTGGACACGTTCCTCCATGCCCCGTTCTGGTAGACTCTAGTGGCATAAGTGCCAGTACCGGCATAGTATCTAGTATACCTGAACCCTTCCTGACAGAATCCAGGTATCGTTTCCGGGTCGCTTTCCGCCGGATAAGAATCCAGCCACAGAAAATCCCTCATCGGACACCATAGATCAAAAGCTCCCCAACGCCTGAATACCCCACTTCCGCCAACTTCACGTCCCCCTACCCCATATATCCTGATAAGCGTATTTATGAAGCCAACATTGTTCTTGGTGACGGTAGCGGAACCGGTTGACGTGTCGGTTACTGTCTCTCCGGCCACGAAAGTCCCGTCTATATTGGTCAGAATGAGTGTCCCCTCCGTTCCCTCGTCGAAGACTTCGAGTATTTTGGCAGTCGCTCCCGATGTCCCTCCCGTAACTGTCAGTCCTGCGGTAAATGCCCCTGTTTCGGTACCGTAATTGATGGACGAACATTCGGACTTGATGAGCATCTTCTGGGCGTATTTGGGCAGGTCGAACGACCAGGACGGGGAGTTCCTTGACGAGTCGTTGGCCGCCTCAAGGAATATCCGGCCGTAGTCGAATCCGTTGTGCCTTACTGTATCGTCCCTGAGCGGTGAGTTCCTGAAATAGATGCCGTAACCCCTTTCCGCGAAGAACCCCCAAAGGTTCCCGACCGCTGAACGGCCTACCCTTCCCCAAAACGCGCTTATGCTTGACCTGAAATTGGCCAGTTCGGACAGCAGGATATTCCTTACCCCGTTCCTGTCAATCTTCGGGTCGTCAGGTGAGCCGTTGCCGCCATTCTTGACGTAAGGGCTGACGGACTCCGCATTGCTTCCGGTTTTTGCGGGTCTAGTCGTCATATATCGTCAGTTTAACGGTTATGGGAAAAGCTATCGGAGTCGCTATCGTCCCTGACCACGTGAAGTCAATCCTGAACGAGTTGTCTCCCGTCTTGGGCATCTCCCCGTTGACGTAAGTCACCTTCTTGGCCGATGGATAATTGGTGTTGCTGATTGCGGTCAGCGACTCGGTGGCGTCACCTAAATCGTATGAGATTAAGGGTTGTATCGAAGTTCCTGAAGCCACGGCAGACCCCAAAGGCACGTGAATCTCGTCTATCTTGAATTTGCGCCCGATTATGGCGGTCGGTAAGCTGAGTTTCCCCTGTACGGTAGCTCCCCTCTTGTACAGTCCGTTTCCGTCGGTGTCATTATAGGCGCTAACGATGATGTCGGGATTGGATTGGGAAGAATTTTGCCGAGTGATTGACTTGATGGCGGTAACGCATTGCGTCTGACTGGCCAACAGCGAACCGACCGAGATTATGTTCTGGAGGTCATAGTTCGATTGTGACGATTCGGAACCAAGCGCGTATACCGCCGAGGATTCCTGCGGTGTGAGGCAATACGAACCGAACAGCAGCCTTCTGCCCTCGATGTCGACCGCCCCCTGTCTCGGCGGCGTGCCGTCCGCTATATAAGTCGCCTCCTGAACCGTATCCCCTCCGGAGTAGGTGGAAATCCTGCATCCTTTCAGGGCCGAACCGGTAAAGACGTGAAGCTCGCCGTTCCTGACCATCATCGCCGTCGCCAACGAGTCAGGAAGGGTTATCATCTGATCGAAAGTCACCGTATTGGTCGGATTCCAGATGAACAAAGCGGCCGGCCCCTGATTTATCTGGTAGTTGATGGTCTGGACTGCCGTTATGGAGACTGAAGTCGAATAGGAGGCTATCGAGGTCGGATAGAACCCGAAAGGCAAGTCAAGCACGTTATATGCCGAAGGGACGTCGGTATCGTCGATTTCACCCTCATAAGTGCTTTTCATCGTGTGTATCCTGTGAATCAATCCCTGTCCGTTGGCGAAATCACAAAAATAAAGAGAATTGTCGGAATGAACCCAACCCCAATGGTTAGGAATTATCGAGTTCCTCACATACGGATAAGTCGTATCGTTCAGTTTGGTTTGACTTCCTAGAATCGAATCAGTGAAAGCTCCGAGAGTCGATCCTGTACCGCTACCGGAATCCGTTACCGTTTCGGCCACAAAAGTTCCTTCAACTCCGCTCAGTATCAGAGTATCGGGACCTGTCGTCTTTCCGATAATGTATCCGGTAGCTCCTGATGTTCCTCCCGTTACCTTAAGTCCAATCGTAAATGACGCTATTCCAGTTGTCATCGTCAAACTACCTCCTGCCCATATTCCGTCTACAAGCGAAGGTATATTGTCTAACGGTCCGTATCTCGATACGTCGTCCTTTCCTTTACCTGTTCCGAAGATATAAATGTAATTATTGTAATATGTCGCTCCTTCGGCATTATCTCCCGCCACTGTCCCGATGAGTGTCTCGGAAGCCAAAGACGAATTGTATCTCACCAGCCTTCCGTTAGCCAAGACGACATAGGTGTTCGTGTTCTGGGGACAGTTGACTATGGCGATTACCTTGTCGTTGACGTTCGAACCTGAGAATTTGGTCATTGCACATGGAGTGGCGGCTCCCAACGCCAAAGTATCGCCGGAAATCACCAAATCGGGGTCAATCCCTGACGAAGCCTCAAACTGCCCGTCGGACGCCCCGAACCTCCGGGAAGCCCTCCCTTTCAGTATGGAAGTGTATGTTACGGTTGCCTTTCTCATGCGATTCTGGTCAATTGCCTATATTTATGTTGAGTCCGAGGACAAATGCGGTCACGGAAAAGGCCAGTATGTAGATTGCGGCGTGCCTGATGACCATCTTTATATACCTTTTCCTGCTGTCCATAAGTCAAGTGATTAGGTTTATTATCCCGACCCCCAATGCTCCCAGAACCGGCCCGACAACCAGCCATATTCCCTTCTTCATAGCCTCGAGCGTCTGTCCGTGCAATGCTTGGGTTATCTTAATCTGGGATATGTCGGACTGGATATGGGTAAGGTGATTATCCTTGAGCAGGTCAATCTTTGTCTCAAGCGAGCTGAAACGTTGATTTGATTCCTTGATGTGCGATTTCAGTTCCGACATAATCTATGGTCAGCTGATCAAGTTCCTAGTCGGTTCGTTCAGATCAACGACTGAAACGTAATCAAACCACGCGTCACCTGTAAGCGTTCCGGCTCCTGTATGCCCGTAGAACCTGAGTAGCGCGGCGGCATACACTGCATCGGCAGGGGCAACTATGTCGGATTCGTAGTAAGTCCAGTCTTGGTCTGTCTTTATCGCCCCTGTCGCATAGGAAGCGGACTTGAGCGAACCGTCGCTTTTCATAAAGACCAACCCTAACTTCAACCCGTCCGTGCTGTCCCCGCTCATGTTGTCGGTCTTAATCCAGCCTGACAGCCTGTAAGTGTTGCCTACAATCACTCTCATCCTTCCCTTGGCCCCTGTCCCATACACTCCATCCCAATTATTGGACTTGCCTACCACATACTTTCCGGCATCTATGTGAAGCTTGAGCGAGGCCGAACCGGCGTACCTTTCGACCTCGTCGAAATTGGCTGTCCAGCCTCCGCTTGAGCCGTTTGCATGCCAATGGTAAGTGTCGTCCGTAGCCGAACCAGAAGCCGTGCCGTCTATGTAGCCGTTAGCGGTCTGGTTGGCCGTGAAAGGCGGAATGCTCTCGAAGTCGCCGTTTAGAACCCAGTTTCCGCCCAACTTGTGGCGTGGAGAAGCTGGGGTGATTTGGGAGCGGTTGGAGGCAAGAACCCTATTTGTTTCTAGGCTTCTTCCCATATTTCCGTTTCTTTAGTGTTCTCTATCCCATTGAACCTATCGGACAGAAATTCGCACGCCATACTTTCCTTGGTTTCGTCAACAGTCTCATGAGGTATCTCAAACTCATGGTAAAAGGAAACGTCAGGCTTTTTGTTTCCCTTAATGGTAAGGTCAAATGATGTCTTGACGATGTTTCCGTCAATGTCCCTTACCATGACTTTCTTGTTGGTTGTTGTGAATTTAGGCATAGGCTATGCGGCCACAAGCGCACCATCAGAAGACAGTGGGATATAGACGGCCGTTATGGTGAAAGTGGCATCTTGTGCGTCCCCTGCGGTAGTGTATGTAAGCCTAACCTTGGTTGTTGCCCCAGTCTTCTTGGTGATGACGAACGGCTGGAACGGCCCGACACCTGCGGCGGTTTCGGTCAATGCCCCTGCGACGTTGTCGGCCACGGCAAGGGCCGAGGCGGCGGCGGCGTTCTTGACGAACATCGTCCCGACCGCAAGGTCAGAAAGCACTGGGTCGGTGGCCTTGGTCAGCTGGACGGTAGCCGTGGCGTCGTTCAGGTTGAAGTTGACGTCAGTGCAGGAGTTGAGGACGGTTGCGGTGGCGATCTCTCCGTATATGGCAAGCACCTCGACAGAACCAGTGAGGATGAAGCAGTCAACGTCTGCGGTTTCGTCGTCTCCGTTAATGGTGATGGTTTTTGTTACCTTAATCCCGCCGGAGCGGCGAAGGTAATCATGTTGAGAATTGACGGAAGGAGAGGCCGGAAGGGCGATTTGAGCCCCTCCGACAACGTCATTTTTGAAGGATTGCGGTTGCATAATTTTAGATGTAACGGATAGTCATCGACAGGTAAGCACCTCCGATAGTTTTCGTGAACTCGGTCGAACTCAAACACACGACAAGTCCTGTCGAGGCATACAGGCCCTGATCAAGGAAGTCAAGATTGAACGGAGTATCAGTGCCTGTCGTATGCTGAATCTTTGTAGGAGCACACAGCAACGTAACAGCACCATCAGCAGGAAGGGAAGCGGCGTTAAGAACCTGAACGTAGTAAGTTGCAGTGGCTGCGGTCGAGTCAATCCTTCCTGAAATGTGGCGAATGACCCCTGCTGCTGCCTTGACCACGCTTGAAGCCTCAAGGGCGGCGGATTGATCAACGCTCCAGCAGTATGTTGAGGCTGCCAGTGGCTTATCGACCGTAGCAATCACGCCATTAGTGTTGTCCTCGGCGACTGGGGCATAGGTTTCCCTATTCAGGAGAGAACCAGCGTTATCAGCCTCCAATGGGCCACCCTGCCCGTTAGTCCGAGTGGTCGGGGTGGTATGGAATACCGCCCATGGGAGTGTGTTCAGGAAGCCGGTAAGGGTCGCCGAGACGGTGGTTACGGCAGTCCTAATCCTGTCCCAAGTCGTGCCGTTGAAGCCACTTATGAAGGAAGCCATGCCGGAGACTGTCGGATTTGCCGTACCGTCTGCCATAGCACCTGGGTCTCCGCCTATGTCAACCAGAAGACGTTTGGTGGAGTCGTCAACCCTCAAGTTGACAATCTCCTCTGATGAGTTAGTTATCGCCCCTGATACAGGGACACGGTTTGCATCTCTTTTAAGCACTTCGTCAGCCATATTATTTATGATTAAGGTTACTTTCTAATATTTTTTTCATGCGGGAAATATCCTGCTCGTCCTTAAATACTTTTTCCTCCCTTTTCTGTAGCGTTCCAGCCCATTCATCAATAGATTTAAGCTTTTCCCTTGATTTTGCGAGTTTCCTTATTTCCACAGACAACGATTCCTTCTCTTCTTTCGCTTCGGCAAGCAATCTTTTAGCTTCAGACTCGTCATCTTTTATTCCGTTGAGCCTAGATTCGATTTCTAGGCATTTTTCAGCCTCGTACTTCCTCATTAAGCTTTCCTTCTCGGAAAGTTCGGTATCCTTCGCTTCCAGTTTGGCATTGAGTCCGTTGACCCTATCTAGGCTTACGGAAAGCTCTTTGTTCTTCTCTTCGATTTCAGCCTGTTTTCTCTCTAGTTCCGCCTGTTTCCTGTCCAAATCTTTCTTTCTCTTTTTCAATGATTTTTCAGTATCCTCAAGAATCGACCTTAAGGTCTCTTGAGATTCCTTTTCCTTTTCGATTTGACGCCTTAAGCCGTCCAACGGCTCAAGTGCTTTGGCTTTTCTCTTTTCGAGCTCCTTCAGCTCATCCAGGATTTCTGCCTTTACCTTCTCGCAGTGCCTTAAGGTAGTTTCAGCCGCTGCCTTCGCTTCCATTTCGATTTCTGCCTTACGTTCCTCAAGCCTACCCTCAAGATTGTTGAGTTCAGACCTACGAGTCGAAAGCTTGACCCCTAATTCGGCAAGTTCCTCCTGTATCGCAAATGCTCGCTCAGACAGAACAGTCATATTATCCGGCCATCTTGGCCATTATCTTCTCCTTAAGGTCATTATTCTTGTCGGTTGGGGAGAACTTGATTCCCAATTCCTTGACTTTGGCAATTAAGCCAGAACGATCAAGCGTATCGAGTTCTGAATCTTCAGAAATTTTCGGAACATCCTTGTTGTCTTCCTCGATTCCCTTGCGGAAATCGTTCAACTTGGCGATTTCCTCCTTCAGCAGGTCAATTTCGGATTTCTTGGCAGGAGTGTCTACTGTATATTCCTCTCCAAGAATCTCCTTCATCTTCAGTTCCTCGGCCTCTTGGGTGAACAGTACAGTGCCGTTGCCCCCGTTGCTTGTCGGGTCTTTCGGGTCCCAAGAAGTGGCTCCCTTGTCTCCTGAAATAAGGATTTTTCTTGCGAGATGTCTGGCAAGATGAACCCCTACGACATACGGGAAGCTCAATGACTCCTTCGCCCTTACGGTGAACGGAGCGCCCCCGTAATTATGAGTAAAATCCTCGTCCGTTATGTTGGTCATTACGACCACCTTACCTACGCTATTGTCCATGTATTTTTGGTTATGGGCTTAATAGTGCCCTTATCCCTTCCCCCATAAAGGGGAAGAGTAAAGGTACTAGATGTTCACGAAGACGTGAGCGAGGATATCCGCAGACTCGTTGGCGACACGGCAGAAGCCGAGCGTCTGCTCGTCGTAGGAACCCTTGGCCGTGGTCGCCTTGACCACTTGGCCGGTGGTGTCGTCGCCGGTGACGAAACCGGTACCGACTACCAAAGACTCGCCGGCAAGCACGACGCCGTCGCCACGGGTCAACAGCCAACCGTATGAACCGGCTGCGATTGCCACTTGGGCGATACCGACGGCCTGCTGAACCTTGGAGGTGATGGCCGACTTGTCCACCAGGAACGGGGTCATGATGGTGATGTCGGAATCCGCCACGTCCAGGGCAGTCGAAAGGGCATAGGCCGGTTCCAACTCCAGAGTGTCGGCGGTGTTGTCCTTGATTTTGGCCAACTGACCGACACCGGTGCCGGAATCGACATAGACCCAACCGCCGGCATAAGCGCCAGCTGTCCAGCCTGCGCTTGCCTCAGTGATGTAGACATTCCTGCCTAACGAGTCCTGAGACGAGGAACAGGTGTCGGCGGAAGCTACAGCGTTTGGCACGGCGACCGAACCCTTAGCTAGGGCTGAATCAGCCTTCACGTACACCCATTCACGGCCGTCAGCCGTCACTGCCCGTTGGCCGGGAGTGATGGAGCCTTGTGCGGTCGTAGCCTGTTGCACGTCCTGAAATGATATTTTCATCATATCTGTCTGTTGTTATCTGTTAATTATGTTCGTCCGATTTCGCCTGAAGCGGCAGCGGCGCATTCCTGATAGTTATTGGACATCAGGACAGTGGTCGGAACCAGGTTGTCTCCGGTAGCCCCGAAGGTCTTGGCGGAACACCCGAAGGTATTGCCGACCAATGAGCCTACGCATCCCGTCAGGGCAAGCTGTTTGGCGTTGGTTCCTGAACCGATGGCGGGAAAGCACGGGAAGTCGTTGTTCCTGATTACTACCCCGTTCATGCCCGAACCTCCGGCCAGATACAGGTTACAGTCCACGTTGGCGGCTGGACCGGAGAACACGTTGTCCTCGATGATGACATCCTGCGGTTGGGAACCGGAAGTCCCCAGAAGCACAATGTCGCCGACGTTCTTGTAGAACCTGTTGCCTGCAATCCTGACCTGCCATGCACCGCCTGCGGCTGACCATTGTATGGCTCCGCCAGTTGCGGCGTTGGTCGCTGTTGTTCCGACGCAGTTCTTGAAGTGGCATCCGATGATTGACGTTCCGAAGGCAGTCTTGGTGGAACCGTCGTCGTCAAGCAGGATACCGCCTCCAGTAGCTCCTGTTCCATTAAAGCCAAGACCGGCAATGGTTACACCAGGTGCCCTGATGGTCAGTAATGCTTGTGTCGTGGTTGAACCGACCTTAAGTTGCGGAAGTCCGCCTTGAGTCCGGTTCTCGAACCCATCGCCTATAATCCTCATGCCCCACTTGGCGGCAGGGATGACGATATTTTCGGTATAGGAACCAGGGTCAGTGTCTCCAGCGGACATGTTTTTGGCCTTGACGATGACTGTCGTCAGCTTCGTACCTGCGGTCACGGCCGCTTGGATTGTGGCGAACGCCTTTTCTGGCGAACCGCCATCGTTGTTGTCGCTACCGGAATTGGTATCGACGAACAGCGTATTGCCGAAGCTGGAGGACATGAAGCCGAGCACTTCGCTGACCAATACCTTCCAGCCTTCCTTCAGGCCTGGTAAGACTTCGTTCAATAGATAGCTCATAATGTAATGGTTATGCCTTATGGCTATTTATTAAGAAAGTCCGGTCATTTGGCCCTGTAGGCGCGGGTTCTCGGAGATGAAGTTGCCGGCATAGAGCAAGTAGCCGACTTCGGCCAACTGATCAACCGGACTCATCAGGGCACGGAACTGGAAGCCCTTGGTGGACGGCACGTTACCGATTGTCCCCTTCGGGGTCTCGTCGGTTCCGCTCCGCTTGAAGTTTAGAGTTTCGTATTTACGGCCTTGAGCGTCGCTCTTCAACGTAATGCCCTTGAAGCCGAAATACTTGGTGTTGACCATGAACATCTTGCCTGACGGGCAGGCCTCATCCTTGGCGATTGGGGTGCCACGGAAGAACAGGACATTGAACCCTGCGTTGGCTCCGGCGCTCGGTGCCATGCCTGGAATCATGCCGAAGGCGTTCATCCTTGGATATCCGGAAGTGGTGTAGTTGTTCCTTGTCGTCGGGGTGAGCAAGGCCTCATACTTGCTCCACAGGCTCTTGGTGGTGGAGATGATGTCGGGGGAATCCATTCCGGCCTCGACCGCATCATAGGCGGTAGCCATCTTGTTCAGGGTGAGGGCACCGGCGGAAGCCAGGTAATAGCCCTTCCATGAGGTGTAGGTGCCACGGGCCAATCCGCCGTAAGTGGCGACATTGGTGGCATCGTCGGCCGCTCCGTAGAGCGAATCCCATGCGTTGCCGACTCCGGTTCCGGTATACATGTTCTGGGCCATCAGACGGGCGATGGACTTTGCCTGAGTGTCGAACTCGATGTCGAAAAGGTTGATTATCCGCTCGTCGCCTTGGTTGAGTGTGGTCTCCAAATCGGCCACGACTACAGGCTTGTAGCACATCTTAGGCTCGAACGACGCGGTTACGCGAGTGTTCTGCCTGTCCGAATCCAGAACGTCGGCCACGCCTGTGTTTCCTCCGTTCGTGGTGTCCTGATACTGGATTGGGAACTCGAATTTGGTCCCGGTAGCCCATTCCTTGGCGTTTTGGAGGATGGTCATCAGCAGAGGCGAACCTTTGGTGATGGTGTCATAGCACTTCGGGACTATCTTTGTCCGAGTGACGGTCGTCACTTCGGGGGTGAAAGTTGCCATAGTTATTTTTTAATTCGGCGCAACATCTCTTGAGGCGACTCGTTGAGGCTTTCCAGGTACTGCTGGTAGGTAGGTTCACCGTCAGGCTGGTCTGTTCCTTCGCTGACCGGCCCGTCGGCATTCCTCTTGGTCATGTTCGCCACCACCTTCTGTTCGGTGGACTTAACGGCGAGTTTCATGTCCTTCATGCTCCTATACGCCCCCATAAGGTCGTTATGGCCGTACTTCGTGGCATGGGCGAAAAGCAAGTCCTCGTTCAGTTCAGGCTCAAGTTTCCTTATCTCCTCCACTTGGGTCTGTACCCATGAGCTTACCTGTTCCCTTGCCTGCCGTTCCTTGGCCTGTTCGGCCTCGGACAGCGTGGCCATATATCTCGCTTGGGCGTCCATCAGTTCCCTGTATGTCTTGGGTTGCCAATTTGGGTCGTCCCACGGATGTTGAGCTTCCTGTTTGTTAGGTTCCGCTTGGGGCGGGTTCTTGGCTCTTGCGAGTTCCTGCGACTTGCGGGTGAACTCCGAGTTGAGCTTGAGGTATTCTTCCTTGACCTGCTCGCCCGTGAGTTTCCTTCCGTCAGGAAGCTCGTAAAGCCCTTCTTCTGTCTTTGTCTCTGTTTCTTCGGTTTCGGTCTCCGTTTCCGGTTGGACCTCTGGGGTCTCCTCCACGGTTTCCTCTACCGTTTCTGCCGTCTCTGGGACGACTGTCGTTTCATCTTCCATGTAATTTCGACTGCTTCCGCATGGGTTGGTCAGCACGACTCCCCGCTTCGGCTTGGTCGGTTACTTCTTAGATTGAATCATGTCGATGTACTTCTCCCTTTCGGGCTTCCAGCCTGCCTTCCTCATCGTTCCGTAAACATAGGCTCCGGCCCTTTCCTTGCCCAATCCCTTCTTCTTGGCCTGCGCCTTGAGGGAACGTTCCATGACTTCCGGCATATCATCGTTTGGCTATCGGTTCTGTAGGACCTATCGGCGTCTCGTTGATCGGCGGTGGAGGCGGCGGTATGACTCCGGTAGCGGAGAACGGGTCTGCCTTGAAGGCCATCGCCCTTGCGGCCATTCCCTTCGGGTCGTCATACCCTTCCTCAGTCAGGTAATCGGTCATGCTCAGCACGTCCTTGTCATTCTGTGCCCTCTCGAACTTGAACTTCCTGTCTTCCGGCAGGGTCTTGCCGGGGATTACCCTGACCTCCGTTCCGTCGATGAAGTCGTTCCTCATCAGCTCCATCGTCTCCGTCGCACCGCTAGGACCGATTGACTTGGCGTAATGGGTTTCGGTGTAGTTCAGCTTTGCCATATGGTAGAACCAGTTGAACAGTTCCCTCGATACGTAATCCACCACTTTTACCAGTTCTGTCAGGTTCTGGTAGCTCTGGTCGATGAGTGCTAGACGGCCGGCTTTCGTCTCCGTCCCTTCCCTCTCTCCCCTGAACGCGGAACTGGCGGCCATTATGTTGTCTATCTCGTTCCTCGAATCGACCATGTCCTCATAGACGAAATTGGGCAGCGGGCTTCCTGTCTCCCTCTGGACTCCGGCCACCACTCCCTTGCCCCAAATCAGTCCTTCGGCGTCATATTTCAGCTTCCGTGCCTCGTCCTGCGACATCACGCTCGAATCAACCTTGGTTATTCCGTTGACCATGCGGGCATTGTCGTCTATCTGCCTCTTGCGCCTGTCCACGGCCTCCTGAAGGGGGATTGCCTGCTCGATGAGCGATGTCCTGCCTATCGGCTTACGTTCGTCGTTCAGTATCGTGGCGAAGATGTAGGGCTTCCTGGGGCGGTCGAAATGGTTGAACAGATACTGCTGAAGGCCTAAATCCTCCATGTCGCTCTCGTCTATGGCCATTCTCTCCTCCTGCGACTCTTCCGCCACCCTAAATAGCGTATCGGGCGGGTTCTCCTTCGTGTTGGCCAGCATGAAGGCCTCAGAGTCGTTCAGCCTGATTCCGTCCCAGTCCCAATACGGATTCCTCTTCCTCTCCAGTATCAGGCTTCCGTACTTGACTATCTTCCAGTCGCCAATCCAAGCCTCCTTGTAGGTAACTTGCTTGCCTTCTATGAAAGCCTGTGTCTCGTCGTTCCCGGAGGTCTTGAGTATTTCCGCCTTCTTGGACGGGTATTTTGCTATCAGTCCGGTGAGGGAACATTCAATCTGCTCTATGGCGAAGTCCGAATCCTCCTCCTTCGTGGCCTTTGGTGAGAACCTGACCTTGCGAGGATCGACTGACCTGACGTTGAAGTCGTTCAGTTTCGGGTCCCAAAACGGCTTAAGGACAAGCAATCTGGAGAAATACAGAAACCTGAGGGCTGACCTCAGTTCGCCCTCCACGTTCAGATCCTCGTACCTCTGGACCAGATACCTCTCCTGTGTCCTGGCAAGTCCCTTGGCCTCGTCTGTCTCCCTTCCTGGAAGAACGTTAGGTTTTGGCGGGTTTGCTATCAGGGCGTTAATCGTGGATTCTGAATCCCTGAATATCCTGTTTGACCTCACCCTGTGTGATTTGGCCGACACCCTCAAGAGATGGTTCGGCAGGCGTTTGGGGTCACAGTCGTAATATGTGGTGTTCAGGTCATATACCTGACTTATCGTGTCCCAAACGGAAGATGCCGAATCCCATCGGCTGTCTATCAGTTTCTTTAGCTGTTGGTCGCTCAACGTTCCTATGTCCATAAAAGAAAAAACGGGAAAACCGTATAGGTTTCCCGTCTTCAGATAGGGCTTTCGCCGCTCCTTAGATTAGGGCTGTTGTCTTAATTCAAGAATAGCACATTATCGTTGAAAAATCAAATTTTTCCCAATGTCAGCCTGTCATGCCTCTCAACTTCCCTGATGTTTCCTTCATGGTCAAAATGTATGGTGGCCGAGCCCGACCTTATGGCGAACACGCCGTAAGCCTCAAGTCTCCTGAAGGACAGGAACAGCTTGGCCTCTTCGTCGGTTAGTTCAATCCTCTGCATACTTGATGTGTTCCTCAAGATTTAGCCTGAACCCGTCCTCCGTCCTCACTATCGCCTCTGGCCTGTCAACCTTGTCGGGTATCAGTATCGCATCTCCCAATCCTCCATAACGAGCAAGCTCATAGAACAGCAGGGCGAAAAGTAGATGGTCTTCCTTGGTCTTCCCTTCCCATACGTAACGCTCAATCCCCCGACTGTCTTCTTCCTTGACTTTCCTCATCGTCGTGCAGTGGGCTATGAAAAGCCTGAACATGGCGTCAGCAGGGCAATGTATCGGTATAAGACCGTTCTGCATCCTTGAGACAACGAAGTCAATAAGCCTGTTCCTGTCGGCCTTGATTATTCCCCGCTCCTCTCCCTCACCGAACCTGGCTATCCTGTTGCTCTCCCTGTCCCTCTGGAGATAGCACATCGAGAACTTCGGGTTGTTGGCCACATAAGCCCTCGAAATCTCGTTTTCGGGCTGGGCGTCTATTACCGCTATCGGGTCGTACGTCTTCACCAGTTCGTCCAAATCCGACCAGTCGTGGAACCGTCCGAACCTGGTTATCCCCTTCTCCGAGCCTAGGACAAAATGTTTTACGCTTCCCACATCAACTCCCAAGTACCATTTGCCGGTCTCTTGGGTGTGTGGAGTCCAGCAGTCAAGCAAGAGAGTGCGTGTTATCGCCAAAACAGACGGAGTGTATGGCTCTCCAAGAACGAAGTTATGAAAGTATTCCTCAGAACCCTCGGAGTCCTTGATGATGTCGTCAGCCGTTATCCAGTCGCATATAAGATGTGACAGGTGATATCCGCTTACCGTTCCCTCTGGACGAGTGGCTATCCACTTTCCCTTACGACGAGCTTCGTTGGGCATTTCCCCATTGCACTCCTTGCAGATGAATATCCGGCGTTCCATATCTATTGAGTCAGGCCAGTCCATCGTCACCCATTCCTTGCAGTGAGGACAAAGGCAATGCCATTCCTTCATGTCTGACTTCTTCCATTCCTCGTCAATCAGGTCGCCGTCGGTAGTCGGGTTTGAGAATGACCAGCGCCCCTTGTACTTGGATGATTTTGTTCGTGACTTCATTGTCTCCATCTGGAGCTGGTCTGACCTGCTGGCCTCGTCATGAATGACCACGTCAGCAGTGGTGGAGATTGCGGCAGTCTTACTTACCGTTCCCTTATAGTGGATGAAGCGTCCGTCAATCTCCTTGCGTTCAACAGAGTCGGAATCCATATCACCAAGCACGTGCCTGTTCTCCTTGATTAGAGGATTTACCTTAGAGGTGACAAATTCTCTAGTGTCAGAATCAGTAGGAAACGAGTAGATTATTCCTAGCCTAAGATACTTAAGGGCATACATCACCTTGAGGGTGAAGACAACGCTTTTCCCTATCTGGGCCGCCCCCTTGATGACGATATTCGGGTTCCAGTCAGAGAGGACATCCAGCCAGAACAGCCTGTGCCTGAAAGAAAGCGGCTCGCCCTTCTCGGTCTTGAGTCCGCTCTCGGCTATCCAGGTGAGGATAGAGTGCCGCTTTATGTCGTCTTTGGGCATCAGATGAGTATCCCTATGATTATGAGCAGGAGAACTACGATAATGCACCCGCAACCGTCATTGTCCATATTATGTGTGAGATTAAATATAGCATGGCTATTTGGTCAATTTCCGTCCGTCTTCCCATTCACGCCTCTCCAGTTCGGCCAACCTGTCCGATTCCCTCTTCCTCAGTTTCCAGCCGTAGACGGAATCGAACCTCGGGTCATCAGGTTGAAGCAGTGCGTCTCCCATTTCGGCCCTTTCGCGGGCAAGAACCTTCGATTTGCAGAAGTAAGGGTCGTTCTGCTGGTCGGTTATCCTCCTCCTTGTCCAGTGTCCTTTAGGACATTTGGCCTCATAGAAAGCGATATGTTCCGGATAGCAGGTTATCGTCCCCTTGAATCCGATGGCCTCAAAATCCCTGTCGCATCTCTCGCAGAAGAAATCAGTCAGTTTGGTGTCGGGGGCTTCGTCAATCTCCCTCTGCCTTGCGTAGAGCCTTTCCTCCTCTGCCTTTTCCCTTTCCCGCTGTTCGGAGTTGTAGTCAACTATTCTGTTGAGCCTGTCCAGTCTGTTCATTTTCCCTCGATTAGTTTGGCCAGTTTTTTCCTTATTCCCTTAAGTCCTGACTGTTTGGCTTCCAATTCCTCAATCACCTCCTCTTCGGTAGAGTCGCCTATGATGACCGCTTTGCCGTCCCCCAATTCGTCATTCTCCATAAAGCGTGTCCTTTACTGCCTCATCGAGCTGTTTTGCCCTTTCGGCGACTTTCGGGTTGGTGAGGATGTTTATCGTGGCGTCAATCCTTGCGGTCGGTTCCTTTGTCCGCTCCTTCAGCCTGTTGTATTCCCGGACTGCCTGAAGCGATGTTTGTGGAGAAGCTCCCTGATTTATCCAGAACAATAATCTTTTGTCAACATGCTCGTCATTGAGTCCGCCGCTCTCCAGAAGGTCGTTTATCCTGGTGTTCACCGTGTCGTTTGACAGTAACCTGTATGCCCCAGTCCTAGCCACCTCATACGACCCCTTCTTGTTCGTATCAATGTTGTATGCCTCTATGTATGCCTGAGTGCCGTTGCCGAACATCTCCCTGTCAGTGGTATAGAGCTTGCAGAATAGTTCCTGCTTTGGAGTCAGTTTTGGCTTGTTGGGCATATTGGGGCAGGTTACTTCCTTTTGATCAGTTTGGCCTTCTGGACTATCTTCTTTTCTCCAATTGCGGAAGTCTCAATCTCGTCCCAGACCTTCTTCTCTACGTTCAGGTATTCGTGGAGTAGGGCTATCTCTTCTTTGAATTGCCTTGAAACCGTACAGGCAATACGAAAATCTATCGGCTTACTAAGATTATCTTTAAATTTCCTTAATTCATCTCTCAAATTATTTATAGCTTCAAAAGTAAAATTCAAATCTCTTAATCGAGTCTCTTTTTCTTGCCAAACCCAAACAGTCAGAACTACGGCGTACAGGAACAGAGCTCCTATGAATATATAAGTCATATTATCGTTGTTTTACCTTCATAACCTTCTTCGTATTCGGATTCGGCGTGTTCCTCACAGAACTGCTGCTCTCCTTCAAGAAGTCGGTTATTGCAGTTTTCGTGTTCGCAAACGTACATATTTACGCACTTTTAAACATTATCACTGAGGCGATTATTGCCAGGATTATGGCGACAATCACCGTTAATAAATCCTTAAGCCCTTCTGGGGTCATTTCTTTCCTGTTATCATTTCTCCTATTCCCATTTCAGCCATTTCTTCCATTGCTTTACCTATTCCGATACTAAAAGAAACGAACTCAATGGTCTGTCTAGTTTTCTTGAGCCGACTTCTCCAGAGAAATTCATACCATTTAGTGTCCTTAATCATTTCATCAAGCTCTCCCATAAGTTGCATTCGTGTCCAAAAGTTTGAATCAGGCATGGAA